ATATTATTTTTCTTCTTGATGATGTAATGAGTTAAACTTGGAGAGTATCCCGAATGGTCTTTCGTATATTGCTGAATTGCTAAGTGGACTGATACTCTCTCTTTTTGGAAGACACTGGGCCGCCCGTCACTGCGCTATCATCTGCTGGATGTAACGTACATGGGGTGAACTAAGAGGGGTTCGATTCCCCTCTCTTCCTACTCTCGGAAAGTCTGGCAGAGTGAATGGTACGAATGTGACTTCGTATCAGATGCCGTCACAGGTCTTAACGGAAGGTTCGATTCCTTCCCTTTCCACCTAATTTCTCTGAGGATTTCTCAGAAGCGGAGCTCCTATAACTGAGGCGCTGTACCTAAACTATAAATGCAATATAGGGTTCCTAACTAATTTTTAACGCAAGGAGAGTCGATATGATGAGTAAGTATTCTAAGGTGATTACCAAGTGGCTGTTTCGTGCGTATATCGTATGGTCTATTATAGTAGACATAACAATACTGGGAGGTATTCTGTGGTTTTTATTTCGATAGACCCCCCCTTAAAACTGGCAAAAAGGGCTTGACTTAACTGGTACTTTATGTTATAGTAATCACATGATGAAACATATATTAACAACAACAATCGGCGTAATACTTTTACTGGGTTATTCTGATGCACATGCAGGGGATAAGTCCTTTCGCAAGTGTGTAGCCTGTCATACCATAGAAGAAGGTGGTAAGAATAAGATGGGACCAAACCTCTGGGATATCTTTAATCGTGGTACTGGCAAAGCAAAGGATTACAAATACAGTAAGAAATTTTCAGCATGGGCTAAGGTTAATCCTTGCTGGACTCCAGCGCTAATGGATCAGTGGCTTACTAAGAGTAAGAGTATGGTCAAGGGTACTAAGATGAACTTCCGTGAGAAGAAGCCTGAGCGGCGAAAAGAAACCATAGAGTTTTTACGAAGTGCAGCCCCCTAAAAACTGAGCGAAAGCACTTGACTTAACTGGTGTTCTACTATATAATAAAGGTTATATAATGACAAGCGATTCTTACATACGACTATACGAGGGAGCATTGGGCCGTCAATTTTGTGACAGTCTGATCTCGCAGTATGAGTCTACCCTCACCACAGAAGCAGACAAAGTGAAGAGTCTGTCCCTATGTTTTCGTCCTGATGGTACGAAGATATGCGGGGCATGTAACTGCACTCGTATGAATACTATGGAGCATGATGGTTTCAAAGAGTACAATGCGACTCTATTGGCCACGTTTCAAGGTTGTCTTATACAGTACTTGAAGGACTGTCGAGTTACCAAGGAGATGTTTCCTGATCCAAAGACATGGGGATGGGAAGAGTTCAAGGTGAAGAGGTATCGTGTTGGAGAAGGTGGACCGAATGACGAGCAGTTCAAAGACCATGTTGATGTACAAAGTCATGCTGGTGCGAAGCGTTATTTGATTATGATGGCGTATCTCAACGAGGACTTTGATGAAGGCGAGACACAATTCCCTCATCATAGTATATCGATACCCCCGAAGACAGGCAGTATTCTTATCTTTCCCCCTCTATGGACACACCTTCACAGGGGGAGGCCTCCTATCAATGGGACGGCAAAGTATATCACGATGACATATTTGAATTACACAGACATGACCAAGGTGGACTATAATAAAAATCCCCTACTTGGTGAGTCATATAGAGAAGGTCATGGAAGTATGGCCGCAAAGGAGAACGAATAGTGAATGATTTTTTAAAACGAGTTGCGAAGATGAACGAGTATGGCGGCATTGTCGATGATGGTGTTGAGGCGGGCGATGTTGATTCGTTTATCGATACTGGTTCGTATGTGTTCAACGCACTGTTGAGTGGCTCGATCTATGGTGGTCTGGCAGGCAATAAGATTACTGCACTGGCTGGTGAGAGTGCAACTGGTAAGACCTTCTTTCTTATGGGTATGGTCAAGAGTTTTCTTGACAAGAATCCCGATGCAGGCGTTATCTTTTTCGAGAGTGAAAGTGCGATTACTCGGCAGATGGTAGTTGATCGTGGTATTGATCCTAAGAGAATGGTCATGATGCCTGTCACAACCGTACAGGAGTTCCGCACACAGGCGATTCGAGTACTTGACGATTATCTTGCACAGGATGCATCTACCAAACAACCGATGATGCTCTGTCTCGACTCACTTGGTATGTTATCTACCACCAAGGAAGTTGAGGATACAGAGGCTGGTAAAGAGACACGGGATATGACACGAGCGCAGCTGTTAAAAGCGGCGTTTCGAGTTCTGACCCTCAAACTTGGCCGGGCGAAGGTTCCAATGGTAGTTACGAACCATACCTACGATGTGGTGGGCAGTATGTTTCCCACGAAGGAAATGGGTGGTGGTTCTGGACTTAAATACGCCGCATCCTCTATTATTTATCTGAGCAAGAAGAAAGAGAAAGATGGTACAGAGGTTATCGGTAACATTGTTCACTGTAAGAACCACAAGAGTCGGTTAACCAAAGAGAACAAGATGGTCGATGTGCGTCTAACCTATGATAAGGGTCTTGACAGATACTATGGATTGCTTGATCTTGCATTGAAATACGAGATTTTCAAGAGCATGTCCACTCGTATTGAGTTGCCAGATGGCAGTAAGACGTTTGGTAAGACGATCAACAATAACCCTGAGAAGTATTTCACAGAGGACATTATGCACCAGCTGGATATTGCAGCTGAGACTGAATTTAAGTATGGAGTAAAGGAGCAGACTAATGACGAAGAAGTTATTGAAACGAGTGACAACTGAGTACTGGGAAGAAACATCTGATGCAGTACGAAAGATTAATAAAACTACCAAGGAAGAAAAGTGGCCTGGCTCCAGTAAGAGTGCGCCTGGCCAACCTTATGAAACTTTTAGGTCAGAGATTATTTAATGGATCATGATGAGTGGCATGTGCCGGGATATGGCACAGAGAAGGTTGCACCGTTTCTACGCAGCCTCACAGAGATGACAAGACCTCAAAGGGTACTGGAAATTGGTATGGGTTATACCACACCGTTTCTTCTGGAAGCACTGGAGAGCAATACCAAGGGCCTTCTGTGGGACTCTAACTGCGACAAGGAATATCTGAATAAACCTTATGATCCAAAGTTCGTGGTGGTGGATGACCAGAGATTGGAAGAGGACGATGAACGAGCTGAGGACCGTAGGAGTAAGCTTCTAGAAAACTCGTTGGTTCACTTCATTGAGGGTGATATGATGGATCATTCCGTTGTTGATAGAGTGAGAGATAGTGGACCCTATGATCTAGTGTGGTTTGACTGTGGTGGCCCAGTGGAGTATCAACATTTCGTGGACTACTATTGGGACATGGTGAAAGAGTATGCACTATTTCACTTCACTTATTTCCGTGGAGAACCTAACAAGAACAACAGTATCCTTAGTACGATCACAGACATTTCTTATCGTATGGACATAGTGGAACCCCACAAGTTTAAGCAAGGCAGCATTACGATACTTAGGAAAATTAATTGAGTAACTTTATAAGATCATATACGGAAGCAATGCCGGATGATCTGTGTGATACGTTGATTGCATGGTTTGATCAGGCAGAGGATGTGCGAATAGAAGAGGCGAACCGACTCACTCGCAAGGACAAACAGAAATGGTTGACCTTCGATGGGAACAGTGACCTCTATGCCAGAGTGCAGAAGGTCAAGTATGACATGATGCACCGATATCTTACGGAGTTTCCGTTTGCGTATCGTGGAACCAAGAAACTTATATCACCTGATATCAAGGTTCAGTCAACTCCACCGTTTGGTGGCGGGTTTCATAACTGGCATTCAGAGGTTTGTAATTGGGAGAACATGTCACGATGCCTAGTCTGGACGTTCTATCTGAATGATATAGAATTAGACGAAGGCGAGACAGAGTTCTTGTATGAGAAGATGAGGGTTCGGCCTCGAAAGGGACTTGGATGTATGTTCCCTGCCGGATGGACGTTTCAGCACCGTGGAAATCCTGTACACAGTGCAACGAAATATATGACTACAGGGTGGTGGCACTATCCAGAGGAGAAATTGCCCAAATGATTGGTACAACAGTAAATTTTAAAGATGAGTATGGAGATGTTAGGTCTGGTGAAGTTCTGACTATCGACTCTGACAAGTTTGAGGAGATTAAGTGGGATGAGGTTCCTAAGTATTGGTCTAAGAAGACCAAGAGCTATCGCCCTGTTAAGGAGAAGGACATGGAAACGGTATATGTCGAAATTGAAGGTCGGAATTACAACGACTTTGTTCTATTGGGAGATGTTTTAAATGAAAGCTAAACCAATGTATTCAGAAGATGAGAAGGCAGTATCGCAAATGATTGAGAATGGTTATGTGATGGAAGATAATGTAGTAAAGTCCCACCTTGGCGATGCGGAGAGGGTTGAAAGGATCAAGAACGCTATCCTTGACAATACGGAGCTTCCTGATGCAGTGGCGAACCCTGATCTTGAGAACGCTGAACTTGCCATTCCATATAACACACCACCCAAAGAAATTAAATTGCATAAGACTTCCTTGAAGGTTCTTACTGCTGAGTTGGAGCATATTCGTAAATCATTCTCAAATAAGAATGGTGGTATGCGTGGTATTCCCAAGAGTGTTCGTAATCGTATTGATCGACTTGAGAAGGTTATTAGTTTCAAGACAGAAGTGTATAAGAGAGCGTTGGAGAAGTCGAATGAGCTTAGCAGCATTAGCGAAGACACTTAAACCTACTACGATGTTCGACAAGCATCCCTTGTCGAAACAGTTCTGTGAGAATTTTCCTATCATCACTCTTGATCTGGGACTTGTTGCAAACAAGACTGTTCATGAAGATCAGGATATGACGTTGAATGAAAATCTCGAACGACAGATACGAGAGTTGGGTGACGCTCAACAGAAGAAGACCAATGTGAAAGCTTCCATGACAGATTGGTTCATGCAAGACAGTAGCAAGGGATTTCAGTGGGTGTGCAATCGTGCAATGGAGTTGGCTGCGGAGAATAATCCGCACCAACTCGACATGATTCCGTATGATTGCTGGGGAGCAATCTATAGAGAGGGTGATTACACCATCATGCACAACCACTGGCCTCACCTTTGGAGTTTCGTTTACTATGTTAACTGTCCAGCTGGGTCTGCTCCTTTGATGTTTGATAGGTGTATCCATCCCGCCAAAGGTAGGGAATCTGTTCATCCGTACACAAGTCTTATGATAATGTTTCCAGGCTGGGTCAACCATTCTGTCCCAAAACACATAGGTGAAGACCGTATTGTTGTCGCTGGCAACCTCGCAATGAACCCATTTTCCCACATTAAAACCCTAGAAGACCGTGGATTAGGTCAATGGCGTTCTGTTTATGGGTCCAGAGGTAATACTCAGAGGCTCTAAACCTCTAAATAAATCCTATGTTAAGATACCGTGTTATTAAAACCAACGTGGAGGTTCTTTTTTCCAACTTGTCGGAAGAAGAGGCTTCCTATGCCTTGGCCAACCTTGAAGATACAGGCACTAAAGGTTGTTCAATTGAAAAGTACGAATACCTTACGTCAGAAGGCAAACGACTAGGCCGTGATCCTGATTTCCATTGATGTAACCGACTAAATACTTCTAGTTATAAGGAGTATTCATGCCAGATATCAATGAATATATGGGCCGTGATGGATTTATCTGGTTCATTGGCGTAGTTGAAGATAGAAATGACCCCCTAGAACTAGGAAGAGTTAGAGTTAGATGTTTGGGATACCATTCTGATGACCTATCTGAAATTCCTACTAGTTCTTTGCCGTGGGCTCATGTCATGCACCCAACTACAGACCCAGCCATGCATGGTATGGGAAAGACTCCATCCTTTCTTGTGGAAGGTGGATGGGTCTGTGGATTCTTCCGTGATGCTGGTGAGAACCAACAGCCAGTAGTTATAGGAACACTTCCCGGCATTCCCGAAACTCCAGGCGGTGTTGAAAGTACATACACTAGAGGGTTCAACGATCCTCGACACAAAAATTCAACACAAGCAAATATGCTGACTGATGGCAAAGAGTACTCTATGCCATATACTGATGCGGATGATGATGGTAATGAGACTGACAATACCTTCAATCCAACTGATAGAAAAAATGACATTGGTGGCATAATCAAAGGGTCAGTTGATAAAAAAGTTAGACCAGATTATGGTAAGGAGTCATATGGTCCTTATCCATTGGGTGGTTTCGTTAATGGTAAAAATGATGAGGATGGAGTTTTCTCTAGATCATCTGGTCATACGTTTGGTGAACCTGATACAAACCGATTAGCAAGAGGTGCTGGACACAACGTTTTGGGTGACAAGGATGCAGCGTATACTGCTTTTGTATTGTTACCTCATTCTGATCAAGCGCAAGGCGATGATGAATTTGGTTACGGTGATGATACACCAAGAAATAGTGGTATTGATATCTACGGAAATCGAGTTAAGAAAGATGATGCGTTTCTTGATAACGCTGGTTTATATTCCACGATGGCCGGTAAATCTACTGGACCAAATACTGATCCCCGTGTATCTTTCATAAATGAGAACGCTGATATAAATGATCAGTCATCTCATCCCCTTCCTGCTGCTGGTGCGCCGCAATCCGTTGACTCTAGTTATACCGAAGATAAAATTAATCCACTAATGAATAAGGATGACCCCACTCTTACAAATGAGAAGTGGAATGAACCTCGTACAACCGATGTTAATAAGAACGGCCGTCCACGATACGGAGCGAAGTATCCATACAATCATGTCTTTGAGTCAGAGAGTGGTCATATCAAAGAGTATGATGACACGCCAGGCTCAGAACGTATTCATGAGTATCACACAGCAGGAACCTTTTATGAAGTTGATGCGGATGGAACTAAACATGTCAGGGTGGTTGGCAACAACTATGAGGTTATTCATGGCACAGACTTTGTTAATATCAAAGGAGATGTAAACCTAACTATCGAGTCCAACTGTAAAACCTATATCAAGGGCGATTGGAATATACAGGTTGATGGGAACAAGCATGAAACAATTGGTGGAAGTTCTCATGAGACAATCGGTGGCAATCATATATCACTGATTAAAGGAGAAAGAGAACAGACAGTAGAAACAAATGTAATTGAAACTTACGGAACAGATATTGATAAGCACTTTCATACTAGGCTTGTTACGGGTAGCACCAACGATACGGTATTGCGAAACGTAACAGAAACTTATGGAACTGATAAGACAAAACACAGCCGCACTACGAATATTGTCGGAACTGAGTCTCTTACAGTCCAATCGTCTACTACTTACGATCTCAAAACTTCATGGGCCTACACGGTTGGTACAACATGGGCCGGTACAACAGGATCGACATGGACGCATACTTCTGGTGGTGACATTACAATTACTGGTGGTCCGAATATTAACTTGAACCCATAGGATTATAATATGGCACATGCGTTTACCATAATTACTACATCTAATGAAACAGTAGTATATACAG